TACACGAATGGCGTCAGTTAACGAATACCTCAGATGGAGGAAAGAAGCATGACCGTCTGGACAGAATTTGAGCTGATAACCGGCTGGAAGGATCAAGGCGATTGCCCCAGCTTCGGACCTGCGAAGCATTGCTTCCTCGATAACCAGCGCGGCCTTCATTACATAAATGAGGATCAGGCGCGCGCCATCATTGAAGCCAAAGAAGGATCGCCGGTGCTCGGAGTCTTTAAGGGCGCTATGTGGGGGTTATTGCTCCTCTTCATCCTCGCATGCGTTGCGGCTGCCGCATGGGAACTGTGGAGGCTGCTGTGAAGATTCCGGAGTTGACCCCAACCCAGAAGCAATGTCTAGGAATGGGTATAGCTGCCGCGCTAGGACTGATCGCGTGGAGGTTATGGCTATGATCCGCAAGATATGGCTGAGCCTGTTTCCCAAGCGGTGCGAAGAGTGCGGGGGCAGCGGAGTTATGGCTCTTGAGCTGATGACTTCATGGGGATTGGATTACGTGGAACTTGTCTGTCGCGTATGCCGCGGCAAAGGAAAGGTAAGGAGCTAAGTTATGGCAATTCAACAAATGCCTCTGGCGGGAATGCAGGAGTACGAAAAGCCCGCCTTGCTTACTCCGATGGCTCTCCTGCAGCTTGCCATTGAAAAAGACACTGCCATCGACGTCATTGAGCGCCTGGCTATTTTGCAGCGCGAAGAGCGGCAGTACCAAGCAAATGTCGACTTTGACAACGCGCTCAATTCATGCCAGCAGGCGATAGGGCGCATCGCCCCGAATCAGAAGCGAAACGACACGGGGTCCTCTTGGTCTGATTATGCCAACCTTGACAGGACAATCCGTCCAATCTACACGGCTGTCGGGTTCTCCGTCAGCTACTCGCAGGTTCCCCCAATAACTCCCGGCAAGATTGGGGTTCGCGGCACGCTTTCTCGAGCGGGGATATCCCGCGACCACTACTACAGCGAGATCACGCCCAGCACCACTGGCCCCAAAGGGGGAGTAATGGCGACGGCTACAGATGCTGATGCTATCGCCGCCTCGCGAGCAAAGCGCTATGTGCTGCTCGACATGTTCAATATTGCCGTAGGCATCGACAAAGAAGAAAAACATGGCATCCCTGAAGGCAAGGATCTGCCAGAGGCTGAAGTGGTCGAACGCCTCGATTGGATCGCCCAGGCCACAGACAACGCCGACCTAAAGAATATCTACACCGATGCGCTCAGGTGGGCTCAAGAGGCCGGCGACAAGCGAGCGGAGAAGGCAATCATCGAGGAAAAGAACAAGAGATGGAAGGTGCTAAATGCGCGTCATTGATTGTGAACAGGGCTCTGCCCAATGGCTTCAGGCGCGTCTCGGCCTGATAACCGCATCCCGCATCTCGGATGTAATGAACTACCTGAAGAAGGGCGGCGAGGGCGCAGACCGCCGTAACTACCGCCGCGAACTAGCCGTGGAGCGTCTAACCGGGCGCTCCATAGAGCATTTCGTTAGTCAGGCGATGGAGTTTGGAACGGAGCAGGAACCATTTGCCAGAGCAGCCTATGAGCTGCACTCGGGTGAGATGGTCGAGCAGGTCGGGTTCGTGCTGCATCCGTCGCTGGACATTGCTGGCGCATCCCCTGATGGTCTAGTTGGTTCGGACGGGATGATCGAGATTAAGTGCCCCCAGGCGACAACCTACCTCGATTGGCTTTCCGCTGGCACTGAGCCAGAACAGCACTACGACCAGATGCAGTGGAATATGGCCTGCTGCGAGCGCGAGTGGTGCGACTTCGTTGCATATCAGCCGCTGTACCCAAGAGAGAAGCGCCTGCTTGTGGTTCGGGTGAAGCGCGACGACCAACGCATCGCCGAGATTGAGAACGAGGTTACAAAGATCGCGGGCGAAGTAGAGGCCATGTTAGCGGCGATTGGCCTCCCTGGTTATCGGGCTGCGGCAACACCTGAACCAGAAATGACTAGCGACGAAATGCTCGCCTCGCTCATGCAGGACCTGGACACGGTAATCCCATGAAGCGCACCCCAGTACGCAAGATCCGCCCCACGCTACGCCGTGGAGAGCTAACGCCGATGGAGAAGACTGCGCTTCGGTTGACGGTCTTTGAGAGAGCGCAAGGCGTCTGCGAATTGGGTTTCAAAGGATGCTTCGGCCTAGTCGGTTGGGACTATGGCCATTTAGTTCACATGCGGGCGAAGCGCCGGTTCGGGTTTCTCCCCAGCAAAGATCAGCAGGTCGTGTGGGGTTGCGCCAACTGCCACCTTATCGGCCTGCATAACCCGAAGCCGTGCCCCAAGAAAGGAGCGGTTAGTGGATGGCTGAATGGAATGAATGCTTCTACTGCGGAAGAGCCTTGAGGTTTAAGGAGATCACGTTTGACCATGTGATCCCGAAGTCTTGGGGTGGGCACGCGATAGTAACGGCCTGTAAGGAGTGCAACAACTTGAAGGGCGAGTCATCGGTGGATGAGTTTCGGGAGTTTTTAGGCGCCGAATCCTTTCACGGCGAACGGATGGGATGGACGCCTTGGTAATGCAAACAGTTTGGCGCCATAACTGGAACAGAACTACCGCAGCACTGTAGCTATTTACGGTTGGAGTGGGCCTTGAAAGCACCAGCATTTCAGTGGTACGCAGCTGATTACCTAGCCGATGAGCACGTTCAGCTAATGACCCTAGAAGAAGAGGGCATCTATGTACGCCTCATGTCCTATTGCTGGCGCGAGGGCAGCATCCCCGCCGACATAAAAGCGCTATCGAGGCTTTGCAAGGGCGCATCCCCTGAAGCCCTGGCGATCGTCAAGGATAGGTTTATTGAGCACCCTGGCGATCCCAATAGGTTGACTCACAAAAGGCTTCAGGCTGAGCGCGAGAAGCAGGAAAGCTGGCGGTCTAAGCAGTCAGATAACGGGAAGAAGAGCGGCGAGGCTCGTAAATCAACCATCGTTGAACCATCGTTGAACCATCGTTCAACCGCCGTTGAACCATCGCCCAACTCTTCTATTGCTTTTGCTTCTTCATCTTCTTCTTCAAAACAAGAACAACCCCCGTCGGGCGATGCTTCGCTAAACTCGCGGATGCTTTGCGAGAAGGTCGGTTGCTTTGACATGCGCGAGCAGTCCGCGGTGACGCAGGTGATGGATTCCTATTCCCGCCACTCGAAGAAAAGCCTTGAAGAGTCACGCGATTACCTGATTGCCCAGTGGGTCAAGTACGGCGCGATGTCTGCACGGCTGACCTGGGTTTATGGCTCAGCTTACAAGTTCTTCATGTCGGGCAAGTGGGATAACCCCGATGCGTGGCCGTGGAAGCCCGGAGAATCCCCGCCGCCGAAAAACAAGGCGGACCCGATGAAGGCAAAGGCGGATAAGTGGCTGAAGGAGATGGAAGATGCCCGAATCAAGAGCGAAAGAGAACGCGCGGAGGACGCAATTCGTGTGTGAAAACGAGTTATGCCGCGGCCAAAAAGTAAAGCTCGCTTTCGAGTGGTGGGTGGTAACTGACCGCACGCCGATCGACTGCAACGAAAAGTTCCAATGGCTGTATCAAGCGGAGGCGCTATGAAGCTGAAAGCACTGCTGGCCCGCTGGCGTAAGCAATACAACGCCTTCATGGATGAGCCGATGTCCGCACCGGGCCCCGAACCGCCAACGAAGGCCGGCCTCTTCTGCGCGAAGTGCGACAAGCACATCAAGCGCAGCGACCGCTACAAGATCAAGGCCGTCGAGCACGTGGACTGCGCCAACCCGAAGCTGGAAAGGAAGGACGAATGCCCAGAGATATAGAAAGGCGCCGGGAGTGCGTGAAGAAGTCACTCCAAAAGGTCAGGGCAGCACGAAAGGCTGCAGGGCTGTGTCGGTGGTGTACCAAGCCGAGAACAGATCGGCAACTCTGCGAGAGCTGCTGGGCCAAACATGTGCAGTACGGCAAGGTTTATTACCAGAAAAATCGGGAGCGCATTCTAAAAAGAATCCGCGATTATCGCAAGCGGCAGGCGGTCGAGAAGTGGAAGAGTATGCCTCCTCCGGTAATTCCTGCTCCCTCAAAACCAGCGCCTTCCAGGATAAACCGCATCGCCAAAATCGAGCGCATGCTAGAGCTCGCCCAGAGGGTTGCATGAGAATGCTTGATCTGTTCTGCGGGCGCTGGGGCTGGTCGAAAGCATTCGCTGAGCGTGGCTGGGAATGCGTAGGCGTGGATCTGGTTGAGCCGCCCGAGATACCGGATGGCTGCCGATTCCACAATTGGGACGTGATGAACCTGACTGTTGAATCAGTCAAGCACTACGACTTCGTCTGCGCCTCATCTCCCTGCGAGCAATTCAGCGTTCATGGGATGCGTCATTTTCACCCGAACCCAAAGTACCCCGATCTGGGGATCAAGCTTTTCAACCATACACGCTCACTGTGTGAAGCATCAGGCGTGCCCTATGTCATGGAGAACGTCAGGGCAGCGCAGCAGTTTGTAGGCAATGCGGTGAACCATTGCGGGCCGTTCTACCTATGGGGCAATGGAGTGCCGCCGCTCATGCCGCAGGGTATTTCCAAGGGCATGACTCGGAAGGCATGGGGCGCTCGGGAGTTCAAGGGCCAGGACGGGTGGAACCGGAAGCATGAGGCACCCAGAGAGAGCAATTCTTATTGGTCCAACAGCAAGGGGCGGCGGGATGCTGTGGCGGCAAATGCGACGATACCCCCATTACTAGCTGCCGCAGTAGCTGATTACGCAACACGGCTTTATGAAGCGAGGGTTGCATGAGCGCACGCAATCAGGTCGACGGCGGCGCCACGAAGCAAGTGCTCGACTACCTGGCAGCAAAGCACATTCTCGCATTCCGCATGAATACAGGGATGGCGCGATTTGATGGGCGCTTCGTGAAGTTCGGCGTGAAGGGCATGGCGGATATCTTGGCATTCTTCCGCGGATGGAATGGGGAGCCGGTAATTCTGCCCGTCTGGATCGAAACCAAGGCCAAAGATGGGCGCCAGTCTGAGTATCAAAAGAGCTTCCAAGCCCTAGTTGAATCGCATGGCCATCGCTACATTATCGCAAGGTCGATCGACGACCTGGGTGAATTATGAAGCCTTATTACGAGCACGCAGGCATCACGATCTATCACGGTAACTGCCGCTTGTTGCTTCAGGAAATGCCGCAGGTTGATGCCGTGATTACTGATCCTCCATACGGCCTCGGTATTGCCTCGGAATTATTCAGGGCAGCACGAAGACGGATGGAGCCGTTAGCTTGGGATGACTCTCCCACAGACGTGGCCTTTCTCCTTCCCGTTGCCCAGCGCCTCGTTATCTGGGGTGGTAATTATTTCCCACTCCCGCCCTCGCGGGGATGGTTGAGCTGGTATAAGCCAGATTCACCGCCAACAATGGCCGATTTTGAAATGGCATGGACGAACCAAGATCGCAACGCCAGACAAATCTCCTATTCAATCGCAGCGACAAATGCGGAGCGCGTCCCACATCCGACGCAAAAGCCCAAAGCGGTCATGCGGTGGACGATTCAACAGATAGCGCCTGATGCCCAAACGATCCTCGACCCCTTCATGGGCAGCGGCACAACGCTGGTAGCTGCGAAGAACTTAGGCCGCAAGGCAATCGGCATCGAGATAGAAGAAAAGTACTGCGAAATAGCCGCTAAAAGGCTGTCGCAGGAGGTGTTCGACTTCGCATGAAGCTAATCCTATTTCTCTTTATCTGCCTGGAAGTTGTACTCGCATCAGTTCAACACTCAAGGCGTGAGGTTGCGCGCGGAGTAATCAGTATTCAGATCGACGGCAACGCGGTTTACATCCCGCAGGACATCTGGGAGCGCGAGATCCGCCGGCGAACGAAAGCGGTACCTGAACCCCAAGACATATTTCCCAAGGAGCAACTATGAGCGACTGTTCACCACTAGACGTTCGCCTGCATGTGTTTGATGGCCAGAACTACGTCAGCGAGGCTAATTACCGGGCGAAGCATGAACTCGCTGAAGGCTTCAGGCTAGAGCGCAACATCGAGCAGGAAATAGCGATGAAGGCGCAAGCGATGCTAGACATCCGCTCTATCGAGGTAGCCAATCTAGAGAAGTTGCGTGATGCAGAACTTGCCGAAGCGCAGGCTGAGGGGCGCAGGCAGGGAGCTAACGAGTGGTTTCGAATCGCTAAGTTGTACCGAGAGGTCCATACCGAAACCTGCCGGTGCTCAATGTGCTTGCGCTATAACGCGGCCCTACTTGAATCACCAAATACGTCACCCGCGCCACAGGAGGAGAACTAAATGTTAACTATCATCATCTTCATCGTAATAAGTGTTTTCACGCCTGACTACGTGCGACGTTGCCCAAATAAACCGTGTCCCGCTCCGGGAATATCGAGCCAGTTAAAGAGGGGGCAGCCATGAGATGCCAGACCTGCTATCGAGAGGTTAACCCAAGCTATGAAATGGTCTATGCCGCGTGGGACGACTCCGCTATGTGCGGGGAATGCTATGAGCGAGCTTGGCCTATACCCACAGACGACGCAGGGGTTGAGGTGGAGAGGAAGGAGTTGGAATGAGCGATTGGATTAGCGTTCAAGAAAGGCTTCCGGAAGACGATTCCGATGTTCTTTACGTTACCAATGAGCCGCTGGTAAACCTCGGATACGTGCATCGGCATACCGGCGAATGGATTGGATATTTCCACCATGGCGTGGACTTGGAAGAGGGCGTAACGCACTGGATGCCCCTGCCAAAATCGCCTAACGCCTCGCCTGATTCCAGAAGGGAGAAGCCATGACCGAGCCAATCACCTACACAAGCGATCAGCTAGGCGACCTATATGCCCAGCAGGTTCAAGATTCAGAACAAGTAGCCCGATGGATGGGGCGAGCGCTGGTAGCGGAGTTCAAGGTCGAAGCGCTGATGGATGCAATACAGATGACCTTAAAGGGCGAATATAGCGAGGGTCAGCGCGTAATGATGATTACCGACGCCGAATGGCTCACTCTCTGCCAGGAAGCGCTGGCGGCGAAGACGCGAGAGGAGATGAAGTGACCCCGTTGAAGGTTGGCTCTAAGTACATCCAGACAGAAGAAGAGCAGCAGTATCATCGGGAGCTGGCATGGCGTCTCCGGCAAGCGCGGATAGCGAGAGGTCTAAGCCGACGCGACTTAGAAGCTATGACAGGAATACACCGAAACTCGATTGCCAACCTCGAAAACGGCTGTTCGGTGCGGCATTGGACGGTAATTCGCATCCGGCAAGCGCTAAAGGATGCGCCCGTCACGAAAGTTGACACAACATCTTGTGCAACTGACGCATTTACTGTTGACGAGAAAGCCCGCCTATAGCATTCTGCATCTGAGATACCCCCAAATCTCCGGGATCGTTTGCAGGCGCGATCATCCCCTACGCAGTGGGGCGCGGCATACCCTAAGTCGCGGCGTCTTCAAAAGTTTGCAGCAGCGGGTTTCACCGGGTGCGAGCAGCCGACCTGAAATCGGTTGAAGCACGAGAACAACTCGCAATTTACGTCACCGCCTAGAGCGTGATTATGCTGCTGCAATTAGTTTGGCCGTCAGATAATGCGTACCCAAAACATACAGTTACAGAATGCAGACTGCTCGCACTGCCGCTGGATCAGCATGCCCGAGGCTGCGCGCCTTGAGCAGCAAAAGGACGCCTTTCGTGTTACGCGCCTGAAGGCCAAGAGAACCATTTATAGGCTTGCATGGTATCCCGAAGCCTCCGACTCCCCCGAAAGCCCCGCGCACATTACGCTGGGCGACACATATCGCGTTGCCGGCGTATTGCCGATGAATGAGATCCAGCGCGAACGGCTGATTGGCTTGAACCTAATCCCAGTTCCCCCAGAACTGCTAGCCGCGGAATGCCAAGTCTAGACGAGATACCGCGATGGGCCTGAAAGGCGATCGTGCAAGCAACAGGATGCCGGTTGAAATAGAGCGGCAAATCCTAGAGCTGGTCGTAAGCGGCAAGTCGCATCCAGAAATAGCAGACCTCCTGGGGGTCAACAAGAATACGATCTGGCGTGTAGTGAAACGCGCAAAGACAGATCCATACCTGCAGCCATCGAAGAAGATTGGCGAGTTCAACTGGCGCGAGGTTATCCCCCACGTTGAGGGAATGCAGGGCGTCAAGAAGAAAGCATCATGGTCACAAGAACGCGCAGAGATAGCGCTTGGTGACGGTAAGCGCCCGGTAATCTTGGTTGGCTTCGGCGATCAGCACATCGGCGCCTATGGCTGCAATTACCGATCGTTCCAAGAGATTACCGACGAGATTCTAGCCACGCCGAATCTGTACGTTGCCCTGATGGGCGACTATCTTGAGATGGCGATTCGTCTCCGCGGCGTGCTTGAGGTTACCGCGCAAGTTCTGACACCGGAGATGCAGGAAGCATTTCTCGAATCCTGGCTCAAAGAGATTCAGCCGAAAGTCGCATTCGCCACCTGGGACAACCACGGCATCATGCGGCAAGAGAATCAGTCAGGCGTATCCAGCCTAAAGAACCTGCTTAGCCGCAACGTGCATTATTTCAACGGCATAGGGCACGCTGACCTAAAGATTGGCTCTGAGATTTACAAGTCGGCCGCATCGCACAAGTTCCGCGGCAGCTCGATGTACAACCGCACCCATGCTCAAGGCCGATATATCCGCATGGAAGCTGTCGACCGCGAGCTGGTACTGATGGGTGATATTCACACCTGGGGATTCTCGCAGTACGCCGAGGGCGGAATTGAGCGCACCTGCATCACCGGCGGCACGCTGCACGAAAACTCGGGCTATGCAAAGCGGTTCTTTAGCCTGCACGACTCGCCGTATTATCCATGCGCAGTTCTGCATCACGACAGGCACGAAATCGTGCCATTCAAGACCGTGCGACAAGCGCGGCAGTATTTAGGCCTGAAATGACAAGCTATACATTGCAATTCTGCCTCGGGATGACAAGCTAAAGATGGCGATCGATACGTGGATTGAGGCGATATGGCATGGCCAGGAATCTCCGAAGACGACGGTGACGAGGAATGGGGATTCGATGGAGATTGGCTTGGCTGGCGGCCATTACAAGATCGTGTTGAGTCGCGGCCAGCGGGAATGGAAGAGCGAAGACGGCTACAGCGGCCGGATCGATCCGAACACGGTAGCTTGGGCGCTCGTGGATAGCGTTCTAGGCGGGATGGATAAATGAGCGAACTGCTGGGCGCTAGGGCATACGAAGCGCTATTTGAAGGTAATGGCGATTCAGTAATGACGCGCCTGAAGCTCGCGGAGCGGACGATCGAGCAGCACGAGAAGACTATGGAGTTTTGGCGCGGCGTATCCACAAAGCTGCTAGTTGCCTCACTCGCCTCATTCTTGGGCTCACTGGCCCATATCCTCTTCCAAGTCTTGAAGCATTAGCAATGACGAACTGCCGCAACGTGCCAATTAGAAGGCCGGATCTTGAACCAGCGACACTTGAAGAGCTGATCGAAGCCCACAAATTCCTGTGCACTTCGCTTGAAGAATTGGCAAATCTCGTTAGGGAATTAGCCCTGCTGATTGTGGAAGACGGCAAGGAATTGACAAGCTAGTCGTAGTCAAACTACGACCTGGCGACAAGATTTAAGTTAACCAAGCTGCGCGGCGGTTCCCAGTGCGCTCATACCTGAGCCGGACACCCGCCAAAACTGACGAGCAATCGCCGCGCGGAAACATGCCGCAAGAAGCCGGGCGGCTGTGAAAAGTACTTCGTTGCTGGTGGAGGCGCGAATACCGGCTCCAAGCTTCGGCAGAGCGAACGTCACTTGCTCGCGGGGCCTAATAAGCCCCGTCTTTTTCAAGTTTGCAGCGGCAGCCTGGAGTTGCACCAAAGCGTTGCGGCGTTGATCGGTGCGGCAGAGTAAAGGGCCTAGGCTTACCTGTCGCGGCCGCTGCAATTCGCGCATTACCTGAAACATGAACGACGACAAGAAAACAATCTCGGGTTATTGGCCTCACGCAATACCTGAGAAAGAAAAGATTTACGACTTACAGCCTTATCCCCCAGAAATAAGCGTGGAGCAGATACTCAATGATCTGGCTAATCCTCATCTACGGCTCAATTGCTGCACTGACGCTGGGATTGTTGTGGCTGCAGAAGCAAGTGAATGAGTTGCACGCCACAGTCATTACTCTGCTGGGTATCTGTATCGAATTAAAGGCTAACGAGACAAATGGGAAGACCAAGTGACTTCAAACCAGAATACGTAGAACAGGCGCGAAAGCTCTGTCTTCTCGGCGCAACTGACCAGCAAATAGCTGATTTCTTTGAAGTTAATGTCGCAACTATCTATCGCTGGAAGATTACTCAGAGCAAGTTTTGCGAGGCCCTAAAGGTTGGCAAGTCGGAACCTGATCAACAGGTTGAACGCTCGCTTTTGAATCGCGCACTTGGTTACGAGCATGATGCGGTCAAGATCTTCTGCTCGAAAGATGGCGATGTTACGCAGGTTCCGTATCGCGAGATTGTCCCGCCAGATGTAACGGCATGCATCTTCTGGCTCAAGAATAGAAAGCCTGAGGAATGGCGAGACAAACAGGACCTGGGATTCGGGGGCTCAGTCGATCTAGCGAAACTGCTAGCAGCAGCTCGGAAGCGTCTCGAAGAGAAGTAGCAGAAGTCATTGCGGGGCTAGTGTCTGATCCGCTCGGCTTTGCGCGCTTTGCTTATCCATGGGGCGAAGCTGGACCGCTCGAGCATTACGCCGGCCTGAGGGTTTGGCAAGCTGACATCCTTGGCGTAATCCGCGAGCATCTGCAAGGCTCGGATCGCTTTGAGCCGCTACGCATTGCTGTAGCGTCTGGCCATGGTATTGGCAAGACGGCGCTGATTGGCATTATCGCCAACTGGGCAATGTCGACTTGCGATGACTGCCGCGTAATGATCACGGCAAACACTGAAGACCAGCTCAGCACGAAGACCTGGCCCGAAGTAAGCAAGTGGTTTGGGCTGAGCATCAACAACGATTGGTGGGATGCGGGAACGACGCGCATCACATCGAAGCAGCGCGGGCATGAGAAGACTTGGCGCCTCGATCGCGTTACGTGGTCCGAGAACAACACAGAAGCGTTTCAAGGCCTGCACAACCTCGGTAAACGCATTGTCGTCATCTTCGACGAGGGCTCGGCAATCCCCAAAACCATTTGGGATGTAGCAGAAGGCGCGCTGACAGACGAAGGCACAGAGATTATCTTCGTGGTCTTCGGCAATCCAACGCAGAACGGCACACCGTTTGCCGCCTGCTTTGGCGCGATGAAGCATCGCTGGGTGACGCGGCATATCGATGCGCGAACCGTGCCGGGAACGAATAAGGCGCAGATAGATAAGTGGATTGAGGACTTTGGAGAGGATAGCGACTTTGTCCGCGTCCGCGTTCGCGGCGAGTTTCCCCGGGCGGGCTCGAGTCAGTTCATTGCGCAGGACGTCGTAGCAGCCGCAAGAAAGCGCCAGGCTGAAGCGTCAGGCTACAAGATTCTGACCTGCGATGTAGCGCGGTTTGGCTCAAACCAGACAGTGAGGCTATTAAGGCATGGCCAGGTGGCGCGCGTGCTTGGCCGAATGCGCGGGGCAAGCGTTGCAGAGACAGCACATCGCGTTGCAGACGACATCATCGAGACTTCGCCGCGTTGTTGCATCATCGATGGCGATGGTATTGGCGGTGGTGTGGTCGATATGCTGCGAAGCTGGCTGCCAAGGCCGAATCAGCCGCGAAAGGAATGGCCAGACACAAGGCTAGCGAAGTGGTTCAGCAGCAATCCATGGTTCACGCTGCAGGAGTTTCATGGCGCCGTTCCCCCGGCGGACCCGTTCATGTGGTTCAACAAGCGCGCCGAGGTCTGGGGCCTGATGCAGAAGTGGCTAGTGGATGGCGATATCCCAGACGAGCCAGAGTTTGAGGCTGACCTGACCGGCATCGAGTATTACCACTCAAACAAGAATCAAATCCAGCTTGAGCGCAAGGAAGAGCTGGAAGCGCGCGGGCTAGCAAGTCCAGACAATGGCGACGCGCTGGCAATGAGCTTTGCCGCATTCCCCGCAGGCGAGACGCGAGAAGAGAAGACGGTACGCGAGCAGGCGGCAATTCAAGATCCGATGGAGCTGCACTTCGCAAGGCTTAGGGAAACACAGCGGCGAGAGAAGCTGAAGCAGCCGGGAAATTACTGGGAGTAGCGATGATCTATCAAACCCCGAATTGGCCATACGATCTTTCGGCACAGCAGCAGGACGAGGAAGAGCACGCGCTGGTTGCGGAGATCAACGAAACGTGCAGGCGCATCAACGAAACGATGGCGCCGCGGATTATGGCGCTGATCGGCAAGGCCTTGTATGAATAACGACCTCCGCGGACTACTGCGAAAGCTGATCGGATGGGACGAGCCTAGGCCGATTGATCCACTCATTCTCAACACTTTCAAGGCGATACAGGAAAAGCTCGCTGAGCTTGAAGCCAAAGTCGAGAGCCAGAAGAATCGCGGCCGCGACAAGGCGGGCGCGCCCATTGTGATCACAGATTGGGAAACGATTCAGGCGCATTACGCCAGCAATCCAGACAACTTTAAGGAGCAAAACTAATGTCGACAGCAGGATACAAGATGCATTGGGGCTCAGGCTATCGGAGCAAGAAAGAGCCCGACGAGACTGCGGGCCCAGAACCTGAGGTTCATCAGGAAGACCCGGCCGACGCTGGCCATGATGGCCACGAAGAGATTCACGAGCACTTGGCTTCGATGCACGCGGCCACTGGCCATGCTCATAGCCACGTCGAGCACCACGGCGACGGTAAGCACACAAGCTATCACGTCGACGACGCCGGTCAAGTCAGCGGGCCTCACGAGCATGGCAGCCTTGAAGAACTACACTCGCACATGAGTTCGCTGCACGGCGAAGGTGAAATGGCGGATCAGGGTATGGACGAGCGGGAGGCAATGTGAAACGGGTTAATCCCACAAGACAGCGCGCCCACTTCATCGAGAAGGCGCACAGGGAATTGAGTGCTGGCCCTCTCGGGCTCCGCCTTACAAATAGTCAACTACGGGCTATGGCTAAGACTATGGTCATTCGCGAAATCTCTCGCATCCGCGAGTCGCATGCAAACCGTAACTGGCGTTCGGCAGCTTAAATGCCCTTTGTCTCGAAGGCGCAAGCGCGATGGGGAAATTCGCCCGCCGGACGCAAGGCGCTTGGCGACGTTGACGAGTGGAATCGCTCAACGGACTTCCACCACTTACCGGAGAAACACAGCATGGCAACACACAACGTCGACTTGGGCAAAAAGGGCTCGTTCAAGGTGAAGGAGGGCTCTTTGCATCGCATGCTCCACGTCCCTCAGGGCGAGAAGATTGGCGAGGAGAAGATGAAGAAAGCCTCGCACTCATCGAATCCCACACTGCGCAAGAAAGCAATTAGCGGGCTCGGGTTGAGCCATATGCATCATGGCTGATATTCCCGCAGCGGCACCTGAGCGCGAAGGCTATGTTGAGAGCGAAGGCTCCGCAGAGGGTCGCGGTTCCCACCTCACGCCTATTGACTTCGAAGCTATCGGCTACGTTCCGGGCGACAAGGCACCGTGGCGTTGTTCTACCGCGGATTGCTATGGGCCGGATGAGCTGGGCGAGTTGCGCGGTGCGATCGATGAGCTGATCACTGGCACCGAGAAGGCAGATGCCGCAGCCCGTATCTGGGAGGTATTGCAGGCATGGGAGCAGAGGCTATTCAGACGGAACTATCACTTCCTGAACGTTGGCTGGAAAGGTTGGGGTATGTTCGGTGGCTCTTCGGGCACCACCGGGGCATCCATATTGCAGACTCAGAATTCCATGAAGCTTTTCTCGTGCAACGTTTACGGCGCGCGACACAAGAAGATAACAGCGCTGCTCAGCCGCGAAGTTCCTCCGTGTGAAGTCGTTGCCGAAGACGACGAAGACACGATGGATCAGCAGGCCTCACAAGAGGCTGTGCCATACCTGAAAGCATTCCGCGAGCAGGCAAAGATTCGCCGCCGCATGGCCGACGCGGCCAGTTATCTCTATACCGATGGCTCTGCTGTGTTCATCACGTACACTGTGGCAGACCGCAAGTTTGGCCAGGAAGTAGACGATAGCGGCGATCCGGTTCCAGCGCGGCGCGAAGAAGTTGAAGTGTTTGGCAAGCTAGAGCGCAAAGTTCCGCTGATGTCGGACACGCTGGAAGATATGGGCTGGATCCGCTGCAGCCGTGAGCGCAACCGCAACGAGCTGCGCGGCCGCTATCCATGGGTACGCGACAAGATCGGCGGCGGCGCGAATAAAGACGCGATGGGCCAGCTTGACCGCATGGCGCGTGCAAACGTCAGATTGGCAGTGCAGGCATCGAGTACAAGCGGCGAAGCATACCAGCAGGACACGACCGAGAGCGTCTTCTTCTTTCGCCCGTATCAGTATGAAGGCGTTGCCGATGAAGACATGCGGCAGATGCTGTACGACGAGTTTCCGTCGGGCCTTGAAGTCTGGACAGCCGGCGGCGAGATTGCTTTAGTGCGCGAAGGCGCAATGGATGACCACGTCTCCATGTGCCACGCAACACCAGGCGACGGCCAGAACCGCGAGAGCATTGGCTGCAACTACCTGCCAATCCAGAAGGTATTGAATGCGACCATCTCGCTTTATGATCGCTACTTTCGCGGCGCTGTCGCGCGTCGTTGGGGTGGTGAGCCAGTTATCGATGTGGAGGCTATAAACTCGACGGCTAATGATCCCGCCAAGATAAGTCCCTTCGACCTGGAATGGTGTATCCAGCACAACGTCGATCCCGCAAAGGCCACGATGGTCGAGAACGTTCCGCAGCCGAACGACGCCATTCTGATGTACATCCAGTGGCTGATCAATGGCGCTCCGGAAGCGATGGACGGCGGCTCTCCTGCAGTGTTTGGGATTGAGGCTGAGGAAGCCGGCAAGGGCACGTTTGGCGAAGCGCGGCTCAACCGCGACCAGGCGTTGCAAGTCTTCTCGTTGCCGTGGGGCGATATGGCCATGGCAACCGCATGCTTCTCGGCGCAAGCGATCAAGTCTGCCGCGGAGAATCGCGTCTCGGACTTCTCGGTAGGATTGCCCGGTGAGCGTGTTCGGGTCCAGGTAAGCAAGCTGAAGGGCAGTGTTCTGGTATGGCCTGCTTCGACAGAGATTCCGCCGACACTGGCTGAGCAGCAGGCCGAGATTGGCAACATGCTGGCGAGCATGGGCACTGTGCCGTTCTATGGCCAAATCCTGAGCGACCCGCGCAACCTTGAATTACTGCGGCGCCTGCCTTCATTGTCGGGCATGAAGATTCCTGGCATGGATGATGTTGAGCGGCAGATGGAGGATAACCAAAAGCTGCTTTCTGAAGCGCCATTGCCGAACCCGCAAGTCGAGCAGCTGAAAGAACAGTTGATGATGCTTGACCAGCAGGCGCGGCAAGCGGCTCAGATGAACCCGGCCATGCGCGATCAGATTATTCAGCAGGCCACGCAGCAAGCTCAGGCGCTTCAGCAGCAAATGCAGCAACTTCCACCGCTTATCTCCAGCGTCCAAGTTCCGCAGGATGCCTCCCAGGATCACGCGATCCGCGCAGCCATAGCCTTGGCATGCATGAAGTCAGCCAAGGGCGCAGCGATGCAGGCGGGCGACGAACGGCAGCAAGCCGGGTTCGCCAACCTGGCATTGAACTGGCAAGAGCACGCGCAGATGGCGCAGAAGCTCACGCCGCCGCCACCGGTTGAGATGCGGGCCAGCGTCACCGTTGACCCGACGAAGCTTCCACCGGCCGCGCAGGCGATTGCATTCGAGAAGCTAGGCTTCCAGATGCCGCCGGTAGCGCTGCAGGTGCAGGAGCAGACGCACGAAGTAACTGAGGAGACGGAAGGCTTGAATCAGGATGGTGTACCCACGAAGCGCAAAGTAAGCGTCGTCGGTAAGCCGTTGAACTAGCAGCAAAAAGGAGACAACATGTTCAACCAAGAGAAGGAACAGAAAGCGGTGTGTGCCGCCCCGACGCGGCCATACGCCAACGCCAACCTGCAGGCGCAATGCGGCCAAGCAACCCAAGCAGTCGTGGGCCTCGGTGCTTATCGGCAACCAACACCAACATTGCGGGAAGAATCTGAGAAGCGCGTTGGCTATCACCGCGAGCAAGCTGACAAGCATGATCGCGGTGCGGCGTTCTTTCGCGAAAATCCGGCCTTCGACGAGTTCATCCGCCTGATTCGTGCGGGTGCAATTCAGTTCTGAGAACTAGGCTCGCACGCTGGAACGACTGGACGCGGGAGACGTTCAGCAGACCCGAGAAATCATGCTCGGCATTGCGGTTCCTACGCTCCGCAAGGATGCAGATGGCACAGCGTGCGGGTTCTCCCGCGTAACAAGGAGACAACATGGCAACTGAAGCACTAGTCCCAGACTTAGGACTCGAGCAAGTAGAGTCGCAGGGCGGCGAAGTCCAAGAGACACAGACGCAGCCCGATCCGAAACAGGCTGACCGCGAATACTCGCAATGGATCAAGGGCCTGAAGGAAGACGGCGACGCGGGCAAGCATTACCGCCGCATCAAAGATGATTACGGGCGCCTTCAGGCAATCAGCCGTCTCGACCCAAAGGGCATTGACGGTGTCCGCGAGCGTTACGCCGCGATCGATGGCATAGCCTACAGCGAGAAGAAAGGCCTCGACGCTGTTACTGCCATGCAATCGGCCCTGGCTGAGAGCCAGACAGCGCTGGACGCGATTGCGCAGGGCGACGTTGACTCACTCAGTGAGGACACGCAGGCGGGATTAGCCCGCATGGCTCCGGCAATCCTCAATCGGCTTGCGGAATCAGACGCAGATGCGTATACCGCAGCCGTTCTGCCGCATTTTGTAGAAGCGCTAAAGGGTTCAGAGCTCGCCTCATCGTTCAACGGGCTGGTGGATGCTCTGAACGAGAAGCCGCCGGCATGGCTGAAGCCCGAGCAGCGGGCGGAATGGACGAACGACAGGCTTTCCCGTGTGCTTGAGCATGCGGGAACGATGGGCAAGTGGTTTCAGGCGCAGGAACAGCGCGTCAAAGAGCTCGGCAAGGATGGCGGGCAGGCAAAGCCGAAGCTCGATGGCCAACCCGGGGAAAAATCAGAGGGAAGCACGACCGCCAACCCGCAATTCTGGAAAGAAAATGTCTATCCAGAGACAAACGCTCATGCGGAGCAGGCTTTCGACAAAGAATTGCGGCCGTGGGCTGAAAAACTCGCAAAAGCTGGCTTCCGGCTCTCCGATGCGAAGAAAACAGCGCTTGCGAGCGAGTTCGTGCGCGGCGTGATTGCCGAAGCAGTCAAGAATGGCGATTACACGAACCAGATGGGACGTTACAACCGCCAGCGCAGCCCGGATAGGGCTTCTGTGGTGTCGCTCTTCCGCTCAGAGTTCAACAGGCATGCTTCTCGAGTGCTGGAAGGCCTCATCAAGCGCGATTACGGCCAAGTGCTTGATAAGCGGACCGCAGCGAAGCCAGCTGCGCAGCCCGCGACGAAAAGCGCGCCGGTCGTGCCACAAAAGGGCGTGAAGCTGGTCAGCATGAAGCCGCAGCGCAGCGATATTGACTTTCCCAGGACGCCAGCAGACTGGATTTATCAGAACAAGTGGCGACTGAAAAATGGGGACGTGGTGCAGTTCAGGCCATAGCAAGTTTCGCAATGAAATCAAAGGGTTCCGGTTACCGTCCACGCGGAAAAACTGGTTTACGATCCCGAACCCAGACGAGAGACACATGCACGGACCGCTGAGACAGAGCGTGTCGCGTAGCTCACGTTTGGAACGTGGATCATGGCAGCTCTTGGTACAGAATTAGCAGTCCAGGCAATCGAACTGGAATCCTTCGTCGAGAAGATCGCAGACCTTCAGGAGCATTTCAATAAGCTCCAGACGCGTCTCGATCGCGACGGCAAGAAAATTCAATGCTCTAACTCAACCGCGCGCGGCGGCGTCACACGCGCACCGTTCTGGGTGCCGGTACGTGTCCAGGGCGGCGCCGGAATTCAGCAGTTTGCCGCTGATACTTCGGGAACCGTAGCCTCATGGCCTCGCGGGTCCGCATCGCAGTTTGTTTCGTTTGCGGCCAGCCCGGTGCGTCTCATCAACGTTTGCGAAATCTCCAACCTGTCTATTGAGGCTACCTCTGATAAAGAGAGGGGCCTGGTGAAGTTCAGCCGGGAAGAGATGGACAAGAGCCTCCTGTCTTTCGAGAATGGCAGAGAAGCCCTGCTCAACTCGGACGGCACAGGCACGATTGACGTCATTCCGTCGACCGCAACCATCAACAACAACACCGGCACAGGTGCGCAGACTTCCAGCATTGTGGGCCTGCCCAACGCGCCACGCTTTGTTGACCAACAAGGCATCCTGGTATTCCAGGCAAACGGAACGCAGCGGACGGGCGGCATTACCCAGCCACTCATCAGCTATGTGGATCCGGTGAATCTGACCGTCTACTTCTCGACGGCGCTTCCGACTTCTACCGCTGCAACCGATCTCCTGGTTGTTGTCGGTGCAACGGGCACAGCGGGCTCCTCGGTCTACGGCAAGAATTACTGGATCAACAACTCGGCAACGGGTACTCGGGCTGGTGTGACCATCTCGAGCTATCCCGGACGCTTCCAGACGCCGGTCATCAACTTCAACGGCAGCGGCTCAATCGTCAACTCGACAGCGCAGCGCGTGGAGTCAATCCGCATGCGGGCACTGGGCGACGATTACGATGCCAACGAGAAGTCCTTCTGGTATACGAATCCGGTTCAGGGCGTAGCTCTGGCGGATGAGTTCTACAACCCTGGCTACACTCGTCTCGACGAGGGTGGAAACAAGGAAATCCCAGACCTGGCGCGCCGGAAGATGCAGCCGACGTGGGGCGATCGCGAGATCGTCTACTCCTCAACCGCCGACAATAGCCGCATGGACCTGTTTGTGCCGGAAGACTGGTACAAGGGCGAACTGTTCCCAACCCGCCTGCATGAGTGGACACCCGGCAATCCCATCGCCGCCGTGCCTACCAATGACGGCACCGGAACGACCACGTACTTTGATTCGCAGATGTTTGCGTATGAGTGCGGCGAGAACTGGATCTGCAGCAACTCCAAGCGTCAGTTCAGCTTGCAGGGTCTGCCGGTTCCGGCTAACTCGTAATACCTCGGGGCCGCTTCGGCGGCCCTATTTATCAGGAGACAACATGCAATTCCCGCGTAAGCCATTCCTCGACCGCGTGATCGTGGAAGTAACGCCGATTGAACAGATTTTCGAGCAGTCTGCAGTTGAAATCGATCTTCAGAACGCGACGACAAACGCACGCTCAGACCGCGGCATCGTGAAAGCGGTGGGCGACGGCGTAACAATGGGCGGCGTCTTTATCGAGATGCCGGTTCAGGTGGACGACGAAGTATTCTTCGACCCTGACACGGCATATGCCGGCGTCATCTACCTGCTGCCTTCCGATCAGTACCGCAAGGGCCTGCCGACATATCTCGAACTTCGCGTTGGCGATCTGCTGGGACGCGGGTTGCGCGCGAATGAATTTGAACCGGATGGAGTCTGTGAATGACAACTTACGATGAGTTGTTAATTGCCCTGCGAAAGTATGCGAAGGATCAGGAAGAGTGCGGAAACCCAGCGAGGATGCAGGATCTTTGTGAGTTCCGCCAATGGAAGAATATGTGGCAAAACTCTGCCGAAGATGCGCAGATTCTAGCCGCAGCAAAAGAGGTTATGCGGTGATTCGGGAATGCCCCGGATGGTTTCAGGACGAGCTCACGCGTGTTGGCGGAACAAATCGTTACGGCGACCCGCTATTCAAGCTCGTATGGTCCAGCGAGCCGCGCACGATTGTTGGCGGCCGCTTTGCCGATGGCTTTGTTGGCTATCGCAATATGCCCGCGATCCCTGGCGAGCCATGCTGGGCGCTGATGATCTGGGAAGGGCCAGAAGCGTATGGCGATCCCCTCGAGTGGGAGTATCAGTACCGCCAGCCAGACACCGGATGCCTCGATTGCGGCTCCTTTCCGAAGGAAGGCCGCTACCGCTTGCTCAAGCAATTCATGCACCGTGAGCTGGTACGGCAGGAAGTCTGGAAGATTCAATACAACTGGAAACGCCGCAAGCGTGAGCGGGTTCTCGTGCAGCGTCCGCAGCTGGTCACGACCAAGATGGAACCCTGCGGATTGATTCTCGACCTAATGATTCCGATGCTGCAGGCGTGGCGGCGGTTGACATTCGCACAGAAGCTCGAGGCCGTAGAAGACCGCAAGAAGCGTCAGGATGCCGAGCGAGATCGCGTGACGAAGGACGCTATGCATGATTCTCGCGTGCGACGTGGAAGCCAGCTTGTGCAGAAACGGGCAGAACTGATCGAGAAGGGCATGGATCAGGCAATGAAGATTGCCTCGCAGTATGGGCGCGGCATGGTTACGGCTTTGAACTAAGGAGACAGCAAAATGGCAAAGACAATCTTTGAAAAAGGCCCATCGGCCGGCGAGATGCGGGCCAAGAATCCAGACGAGTTTTCTGCGGACTTCAAGGGCCCGGTTCGCTACCGCATCGATGGGCAGGTCTATATCTTTTCCGTCGCCAAACGGAATTTCTGGGTCAATCAGACATTGTTCCCGAAGACGGAATTGATGGGCTGCATAAATGGCGAGCGCTATGTTCTAGCGACTACGGTAGCGGATCCCGTTCCGCAGGCTGCCCCAGACCTTGAGCGCGGCGGCAAGCGCGTGGATTACGAGGACGGTTGGCGTGCATCGATTGGACTACTGCATCCCGAGCATCCAATGGGCGGCAATGGCGACTGGTGGACCGGTGCCGATCAAGGCACTATGTCTGATGGCGTCAACCTCATCGCGCAGGGACTCTTTCCAAGCCGCACGAACCCGCCAAAAGAGGAAGACATCCGGCGTGCCGAGCAGTTCCGCGACAAGCGGTATCGCAGGTTGACGGACATGGCATTTCAGGCGTCCGCGAAGGGGTCGAGATACCTGGCTGACTTTCTGCGCATGCATGAAGACGTTGCCGACGCGATGGATGCTTTAGGGCTGACCGCAGACTGGCACCGTGGAAACCGGAAGGTCAAAGCCGAATGCCCCAACTGCGGCGATGAGATTTCCCCGTCGCTGGCATTCCACAAGTCAAGTGCGGGTGTGCTCTGCGTGATTGATCCGGTTCGTGCATTCAAGGCCGGCGCGATTACGAAAGAGCAGATGGAAGATTTAGCAACCGCTCCGGCGGTCTAACAGTCTTCACCGGGGCAGAATGGCCGCAGCGTTGGGACTGTCTCCCCCAATGACACCGCCTGACGCCCCGCGTGAAGTAAGGAAACGATGCCCAATCAAGCAATGATCGGCGGGAACATCAGATACCCCACGCTGCAGGGGATCTGTGACGATTTTCGGGCGTCGATCAATGACACATTCAACAACTCGGGCGGATCAGGGACGGGTCAGGGCGGCGGCGCGGGGCTGATCATGCCCAACACAAACCCTGATCTTCTCGTTCTCCTGAATGCGGCAGTTCGCGATACCTATGCCGAGCTGCGCAACGTTGGCGCGCCAGAGCTGATTCTCGATAACTACATCGTGTCTGGACTCCCCGCGCTCACCGCGCCTGATCCGAGCGTTCAGGTAGGCCTAAGCTATGCAGGATTCTTTGACGGGTTCCAATGGCACTCGCAATGGACGCTGCCGATCGGCCTCTCGCGGATGCTGGCTGTCTCGCAGCGGATAACAAACAGCGGCAATGACTTCAGCATGCTGCAGCACTTTCCTGCCGGGATTCCGGGCGCGCTGCAAGGCCTGCTGAACTACGGCTGGGAGATGCGGCAGGGCATTCTCTGGATGAACGGCGCGACGTCGATCATCGATCTGCGCATTCGCTGCCGGATCACGTACCCCGACTTCCAGAGCGCCGCGGCGAGTGCGATCAACTTCTCGACGGCATATGTTCCGCTGTTGGATAGCCTCAACGCAATTTCCGCGAAGATGCTCGTCAAGTACGCGCGGCGATTTGCCCCGGAGCTCTTGACGACCGCAAAGGATGCCGAAACGGACTACATGGGCAAGCTGAAGCTGGAAGCGAGTCGCGAACGGCAATCGCAGGAAAACCAGCGCGCAGGTTTTGGAGATGAAGCGGTCGCCGATTTTGCGATTGCGTGGTCATGGTTATGATAACAAAGGACTTAACAGTAGCCCGAGAAGGGTGACTAACCGTAATCCGCGCCGAGGAGGCGCGCACAAATGGCAAACGCAGGGCAATTCGTTCTTCAGGTTTCCGACTTCACTCTCGCGGGCATCGATAAAACCAATCGCACGCTTCGCGTCAAAGGTAACGCAATCCCGATCATCGTTCCGGGCAGCGTCCTTGCCGGCACCGTAGTAGCCGGAGGGTCAGGCTGGGTAGTGGGAGATTTGCTTACAGTGGCTCATGCGCCAGGGGCGATTCTCAAGGTTGCTACTGTAAGTTCCGGCGCAATCGCTACCGTGACCGTAGTCAAGCCCTCCGGGGGGGCGACGGCAACCACCGCAGATGTAGCCACGGCCATTGCTCCTTCGGCTGGCATCTCTGCAACCATCACCACAACCGTAAACGCCGGCTCTGGCGGACTGCTCATCATTACCGGCTTCTCGATCACGTCCAGCGTGGTTACCTTCAACGTCGTCAATTCCCTCACTGGCGGCGGCGGGCAGACGGTCATCGTTCAGGGCTTTACCGGTCCCTATTCCTACCTGAACGGTTCCTACACAACCGCATCGGCGACGGCCACGACAATTACGGCATCAATCACCGCTCCGAATGTCGGCCAGACTGTGGTCTATGCCACGGTAACCGTGCAGCCGACTTACATCACGGGCGGCATTCCGATCAGCTGGCAGTTTGTGGATCAGGCCGGCAATCCGCGGCCTATCGCTGGGATTGGGCCTCTTGCTAACCCAAACTGGCTGACGCTGCAGACAAAGATCGCATCGTCTCTGACGTATGCCACCAACCTCACGCAGACAAACATCACGCCGCTAGTAAAAATTCTCAGCAGCGGAACAGAGTTATCGAACGCTGCGTCGATAACGGCAGATGTGGTTGGCTTCCTAGCTGAGTTTGCTTTCGGAGCATTCTAATTGCACGGAACATCTCCAGGGGAAGCAACTATCCCGATAACCTCGTTCGGCGGGCTAGTTACGCTCGCCGTGCCCGAGAGCTTGCCGGAAGGCGCTTCCCCGCGCACATGGAACACTGATTTTCTCGTCGGCGAAGTGAACACGCGCGACGGCCTGACGAGCGTCTATAACCATCAGACCTCGTCGGTGGGGCCAAACGGCGGCGGCGCTGCTTCAAGTTCCACGTGGAGCAACCCCGCGTCGTTATTGTCCTCTGCTGGATATGCCAGCTTCACGCCAGCATCTACGCCGAATAGCGTAGACGTGACAGAGTTCGGCCTCGCATTATCGGAAGCCGTTTCCGTTACCGGCATTCAAGTTCAAATTACCGGCTACGCCAATGCCCCAGCGCTCTTGCTGGCGGAGTTGATAGTCAACGGCAATGTCCTGGCCTCAAAGGAAGTCTTTTGGCCAGCAGTGGCCGGTGCGGGCCTTGTCCTGGGATCGCTCACTGATTTGTGGGGCATTCCCTGGATTGTCGACACCGTCAATGCGGTCTCTTTTGGCATCCGGCTAAGCCTGCAGCCGACAGGCGGATTCACCGGCGTAACGGCTTATGCGCAAAATGTTCTGATAACGATTGGCACCAACACCGGCCAGCAGACCATGCAGCCGTTCTCGACCTTCACCGATCAGAATGGCTTGCGTTATAACCTCGTACTCGATCAGGGCGGCAACCTCTGGGTTGAGCAGTTGGACTTCGATCCCGGCACGCTGACTCTGTCACGTAGCGGCATCCAGCCCGGCTCGATGGCCGTAACGGTGCAGGGCGAAGGCGTCGAGTATATGGCCTTCGTTAAGCCGTTGTTGCCTGGCGGCTCGGACATGCCGCTGCAGTGGTCGCCGGAATGGACTGACCGCATTACGCAGGTAGGCCCGGGCGCGGCGCCGGTCTTTACGCCGTCGACAGCATCGGATATTGATTATCCCATCGCCTCGATTACGCAGCCCGCGGCACATTCGCAAGGCTCGTCATATTTCCTGCAATCCGCGGGGCCTGGCTCGAATCAGCCTGGCAATGTCGTTACGTTCTATTACCTCGACGCGACCGTGGCGCCTGGCCCTGACGCGGATCTGGTAACGGCGTTCAATTCCGGGTTCCCGACGTATGTCTATGCGTCGTTTACCGGAAGCCCTACAACTTTTGGCCCGGAAGTGGTTCAGGTCACTGCGGTAGGCGAAGCGCAGCCACCAGGGCAGCCACGCAACTTCTACTACTTTTGCTTTCAGGTCACCTCGACGGCCTACACGTATTACGCAGGCTCAGGCCATCCCGCATACACCGCGGCCTATCAGCGCACTCTGGCCACGCTGACTACGACCGTTCCGGTTCCGAATCTGGAAGTGGGCAACCAGATGGCAGTCACTGGCGTCACGCCGAGCGACTGGAATGCCACTTGGACGGTAAGCCAGACGCCGAACGCCTCGGAAATGGTCATTACCGGCTCACAGGTGACGGCCGGCGTCGCGACATTCAATTATGCGGTGACCAACGGGACCGCCAACCCTGCCGTGGGCGAATTGGTCACGATTACCAACACCCTGAACGCGGGCGGGGCGCTTAATGTGACGCAGTGGCCTATTGCTTCGGTTTCTGGTGGATCTACAGGCACATTCACTGTCGACGGCTACCCTGGAACCTTGACGGCCGGATTTCAGACAGAGAACGGCTATGCGGACACTGCAGGAACGATCTTCGACTTCGACCCGGGCGCGGCTCTCGTGGGAACGTCGACGAATCCCATCTTCGGCAATGCCGGATCGGGCGGCGATGTAGTGTTCAACGCTTCCGGAGTCTTTATCGATCCGGGCACCTATCAGGGGACGCAATTCTTTATCCTGCGTGACGGAAGTTACACGTTCCCCGCACCGCCAGTAACCTTTACGGTGCCGGACAACACGACGCAGATTGTAGTGACGCAGCTAGCTATCGGGCCGCCAAACGTCTACGGGCGCGGCATCTCAATTACAGAAGCTGGCCAGAATGGCGTGCCGGGCGCGAACTTCTTCACGCTGCCGGATGCGGTGAATTTCTATGTGAACGGAGTGAAGCA